AACTGCATCCCATCGGGACACACGCCCATGTCTGCCAGAAAGTTATCGAACGATTCAAGCCATCGCGCACACACTACAATTCCACGTGCGCCGTAGTTGGTAAATTCCTTGCGGTGGGGTTCCGCACAACGGCGTCTCATCTCTACCCGGGCGCGATAGGTCCGCGTATGCGCCATGCCGTGTTTGCGCGGCGTTCCTGTTCCGCGTTTCCCTCGCTTCTGTGGCATGCTCAAGTCTACGCCGTGCAGGTCAGAATGTGAATAGAACCTCAGTACTGAATCCTCATTGCGAACCGGCAGTAGGGCGACCAGTTTCATAGCGTCCTCGCCTGTGTTTTCTCGCGGTCGCGTTTACGTGCTTTGCGTTCAGCTTTTTCGCACGCTTCTTTCCAGAATTCCTGAGAAGCGATGAGTAAAACGATGGCCCAAAAGCCTTTGCGCCCAAACGCCTCCACTGCCAACGAATACCCAAAACATCCGAGGACCAGGGACACAATGAATCTCATTAGTACGCTCCATGCGCGATCAGCACAGTACGCTCATCGTAGTCTGCCGGGTTGGTTGAGTTGTTTTTGGCGTAGCTGAAAAACTCCGGGCAATTTGACAGTTTGCAGCCGAGCCGCCATGCGATCACGCTTGCCGCTGTCTGGTCGTGGCGATGGCCGCGTACGTCCGCTGGTCCACAGCATTCACTAAGCCCGCTTAAATCGTTGACCAGCGGCCCGCAGAACGCCCGCGTTGCGCTCGCGAGCCGGTAGTACTCGCTGAGAAATTGCCGCGCTACCTCGTGGCGCAAGTCCAGGCCGATAACGCCGCCAACGAGGTGCGGGATTTTCTTGTTTAGAGCACGATCTGACGCCAAACAGTGAGAATCGTACATGTGCTGATGGTCTTGCCCGAACAAATCGGGGTACGCGCTGTCGGCAGTCCAGGTGTAATTTGAGTAGCCGTTGTTCATTAGCAGGTAGCCATCTCGCTCGATTTTCTCCCACAGCGGTGCAAGCGGGCGGATCGGAAGGATTGAGGCATCGACGTACAGCACCGTGCTCGGCACTTCATCCGCGTCGTACGCACCGGCGATACCTTGCAACGCATACGCCTTGAATGCGAATGGTTTGTCTTGGTGCGTCGGCCACTCGCTCGGCACTGGCCACGCCTTATCACCCTGCCTGCCCCATGGTACAAACCAGGTTTCTCCGAATGCTCGTAGCGCTGTTTCGAGCCGCGCCTGCCCCTTGAGGAAGTGCCCGGTTGCGACGTTCACTACAGCGCGGCTCACTTCAGCGCCTCGGCACACGCATAGACAGGCTTGTCGGTGAGGGCGATGACGAAACGATGCGGCTTACTGACTACGCCATCCTTAAGCGTGGCCGCGCATCCGAGGGCGAAGAATAACCCGGTGTGTGGATAGTCTCGAATCCAGGTTGGCTCAATTTGAAGCTGATTGTTAAGAATTTGCGCATCGGAGACGCGGGCTACAACATGCTCAAGTTCCCCTTCGTCTCCCATCTTTTCGAACGAATCGAGAATAAGAACGGCATCCCCGGCCTTCACTGTTCGCACGAATTCAAGCAGCACGTCGTGTGGATAAGTGCGCCCCGATGCGTTCATCTCAGTGTCCATAACCGTTATCACCGCTTCACCTCCAGAACCGTGTTGGTGTCGTTCGTGTACACCAAATTGTAGTTGTGCTCCGCTGCGAGCTGGCCAATCTCGACCAACCGCCCATCGTGCTCCACACACCAGCACTCTGGATGCACGCCGATTTTTAGGATCTCGCGGAAGATGTCAACGCTGGTGCCCTCAGTGTCCACGTTTATAAAGGCGAAGTCGCCACCGAAGCGATGAAAGATTTCGGCCGGCGTCAGTGTTGGGATGAGGTAGCATCCGTAGAAGCCACCAACCTTTTCCCACTTTGTATACGCCGCCGCGTCTGATGTGCTAACGGCGTCATCACTCGCCTGCATGCTGGTCAAGCCCGTCTCCAGGCCCACGGCTGCCAGGATGAGCGTCACGCGGTCCAGGAAGCCATAGCGCACGGCGCCGCACGCACGGCAGGGCGGTTCCTTGCGGTCGCCGTGGGCTTCAGGTGGTGTATCCGCGCACACTGAGCACGCCCGTAGCAGGTTCACGAACGGCCCCGGCGATGGCTCGACCAGGATGCCGGACCAGCCGCGCTCAATCAATGCTCGACTGTTGCTTTTGTCTGTGGCGTGCCATGCTCCAATGTCGATCAGTCGCCGTGGTCCTCGCTGTTCAACGGTCGTAGGAGATTCTAGCGCCGCCAGGATGAAGCGCTCCTCGTCTTGCTGGCTGTACTTTTCACTCATTCAAACCTCAGTGGTGGTAATTTGCCTTCAGTCGGATAGATTCTACCGGAGATATTCACCTCAATAGGATCGTCCCAAACCGGGCCTGGTCCATACCGTGAATCGCGCCGTCCGTCTGGGAACAAAGGTCTGCTATCGAACTGCGGGGCTGGTGGGCGCATTGTAAACTCCACCTTAGCGTTGTCAATTATCACAGTGTTTCCGAACTTGTCTTCGATAGTCACCTTCATGGTTTCTCCGGTGGCTGTTTCTGAATGTAAATTGGCCCGTTCGCAATGCCGCTCTCGATCACGGCTTGTCGTGCGCCTGGTAGCGCGAAATCGTCGACGATAATCCAACCGCCAGGAGAAACCAACGGGTACAGGTGCTCGATACAGACTTTGGTGGAGGCGTAGAGGTCGCCATCGAGACGCAGCACGGCGATGCGCTCCAGTCTCACCGATTGTGGCGTTGTCGTGCGCAACACGGCCGGTATCGTCTTGTCGAACATCCCCACGTGGTAGACCAGCAGGCTTTCGTCAATCCCCCACTCGCGCATAAACCGCTGCACAGTAGCGAGGTCACACTTCGATTGCCCAACCGGGTGTGGCCACGCGCCATCTTCAGCGGTGGGCGCCGGGATGCCGGTGAAGCTGTCGAACAGGTGCACGCGCCGGTGCTCTGCCGTGAATCCTCGCGGCGGAACCTCGTAATCCATGAGCGCCTTCGCCATCGCCGCCGCCTGCGCACTAGCGAATACGCCACACTCCACGAGGTCGCCCGGTATGTCGCGCTCAATGGCGAGGCGTGCGATATCGTAGCTGGCTCGCACTGTCTCCAAGCTCGACAGTGCGGCCCCGGCGATTTGCTCAAGGGTTGCGCTCATAGCGGCTCCGATCCTGGAAAGCCCGCAGCCTTTCGCGATTCGAACAACGCCCTGTACTTCGCCCAGTGCTCTTGAGTGTTGACTGACTTCAGAAATTCCGGCATATCCGCACGCTCCTGACGCTCACGAGCCCAATGCTTATGGTACTGAGTCAGATCGCGACGCTGCCATAGTACTCCGAGTTTGGTACTCACAGCCTGAAGCTCCTCATCTTCGAACATGTGAGTATACTCGGGCCACAGCGGGCCACGCCCTTGGTTGATGCGAAGACAGAATTCCCTGCCCATCCACGGCGAGCCACATACGCGGTCAGCGTAGGCGCCGCGCATCGGGTGATCGGCCGGGAGATTGGGTTGCTCACCATATCGGTCGCCAGTCGGCTGGCAGACGCCGAATGTCGCCATCGGAATCTTGTTGAGCACTTCAGTGGGCAGTGCGCGGATTTTGTCTCTGTTGAATCGCAGGTGCTCCGGTAGTTGACCATATGCCCCCGCGCTGGCCAGTTGGCACCCAACTTCCACGAAATGCTGCTCACATTCCCGCGCTATTTCATCCGCGGTGTGGTTTGGATCGGGGTACACGTCGTCGCCGCCGGTCACGATCCAGTTGCAATCCGGGTAATCGTGCAGGACGCGGGCAACGAGCTCGTTCACGGCCTGGGCGTAGCCGGGATATGGCCAGCCAGTGAGCCAAACATCCGCTGTGTCGAGATGCGGCGCCCAGGCGTCGAAGTCATCCGCATCGACGTAAAGCGCAACCTTGTAGCCCTGCTTGCGCCACGCCGCCGCCCACTCCGCTACTACCTCAGCCGGCCGCTTGCTTGGTACGCAAATCCACACTGACATGCTCGCGCTCCTTTCGTTTGTCCTCTTCGCGTTGTGCCTGCTTCAGTAGCTCGCGCATCGCCCGGTTCCGCGAATGCGGCAACGGCGGGTCGGGTTGCTCGACATCGACGCGGCGCCTCATGCTGCACCACGTGGGGCGTGCGCTCGCTCCCGCTGCTTCTCGCACGCCAATCGCAGTGCATCAACCAACGTCTGGCCTTCGAATGTCTCTAGCGCCAAAGAATCGGATTGCGGAATACCGGCATGACGGAACTTGATTTGCCAAAAACCGTTGCCGCGGAAAATGGTCGTGTCGGTGCAGCCGTCGTCAAGGTACTGCTCAAGCCAGACCAATAGCTCAGCTCGCATCATACGGCCTCCAGGTAAGCCTCTTCGTACACCGCTTCGCTGCCGTCGCTGTAGCGCACCAGGGCCATCACTGTACCTGATGGAACGTATCCCTCTAGCACGTCGCGCGAGCGCAGCCAAGCCATCTCTTCACGCGGCCCGCTCCGATAGCGTTTCAGTCCCTCATCAGTGAAGCGCACCATTTGACCCGGCGCGAATTTCGATTCAGGTTCAGCTTGCTTTTTCGCCACGTGCCCTCCGTCTGGCTTGTCTCCGAGAGCGCCGCGTACCATTCCCCGCCCGCTCCGTCACATTGCGCTGCTTCAGGCACCGTGCGCAATTCAACCCTGCCCACTGATGCCGCTTAAACCCGTTGATACAACTCATGCCGCCTCCAGGATACTTCGCACTCTCTGATCCCACGCCGGTACCCGCGTCCACATCGGTGAGCCGTCCGTGTTCGCCGCGGCGGGTTGGATTTGGTTCTTCACTGTGTTGCTGCCGTGGATGGTGGCCAGCATCGCAGGGTTATCGCGCTCGCTAGGTACGTCGGGTATGCGAAGTGCGTAGAACGTGTCGCCGGGTGCCAGCGCGTGGGTGTGCGCGGTCAGACCGCTCACAGCGTGCGTATCCAGTCCCTTCAGCCATTCGCGCTCGCTTCCGATCATCGCATCGGGAAACGGTTTCTCCTCCCAGGTTTTACGCCAGTAACAAAGCGACGTGGCGAGGCAATAGCGCGGGTCGGTGTTGCGGTAGAGCCACGCCGCCCCTGGATGATTCTTCATCGAGTCCGCGATTCGTAGACGTGAGCCACACGACCAGCACGGCTTATCGTCATCCACTTCTCCAGGTTGAGCGGCGCCACACTCGACACATACGCCGTGACGCCATTCCTGCCAGAACAGCATCTCCCGGTAGCCTACGGCTTGCTTGCCGCTCTCCACCAGCAGCTTCACCTGGTCGCTGATGTGCGTTGGTGCGCTCCAGTCGTCTGAGTCGAGATGCACGATTACATCGAGGTCGTGTACCAAGCTGTTGGCTTGGTTTCGCAGAGCGCCGATGCTGGACTGGAATTGTTCTTGTGACAGTGGCCGCACGACAGTGATTTGGCTCGCCTTAGCTTCGATGAACTTCGGCAGGATGTAGCGCTCGTGGCCGGTGTCGAATATCAGCAGATGCGCCGCCGCGTAATCGCTGCGAAGGAAGCACCGCACCGCCCGATCGGTCATCTCTTGCCGGTCGGCTGTGAGAAGCACGGCACACACGGTTGGTTGGGTCATTTGCTCTTTGCTTGCTTCGGCGGTAGTTGCGTTTCGAGTTCGGCAAGCTTTTGCTCATTCTCTGGACTTAGCGGGAAGCCGTCGCGTTTCGCCATCTCGAATTCATCCCAGAGTTTCCCCATACGCTCCAGGAGCGCCACGCGAAACCCTAGGTCCCGCCCGCACGCATCCCGCGCCTCCGGTACCGATTTGTAGCCCGCGTCCAACAGCAACGCTACAGCCCGCTCATCTGTGATGTCGAAGCGATCCAGGACCTTGCGCTCCGATGTGTAGATTTCGTTTATCTTTTCCATCGCTCAACTCTAGCGCAATTGCGCTGGCGTAGCAAGTCCACAAGTACTATATCGGGCTAATCTGCGCGTACCCCGGTGCCCCAACATGCTGGATGCGTCTGACGATTGGAGCGCCGGCCATGATTGCGGCCTCCGCTTCGTCGGGCGATGGGGCGCCTGGTTTCCGTTCTCGCAGCTCGTCTTTACTCTCCACTTGCGTCTGGCCTCGAGAATTTTCGCGGTACAGCGTGTCGCTCATCTGCGCTTGGCAGTCCTCATCGAGCATTCCATGAACCGCTCGCCGCTCAAGACGCTGGCGATAGTTCCAGTAGATTTCATCCTTCGCGCTGTGGAATGAGACTTGATCGACAGGCGCCGCGTTGGCGATGAAGCCGAAAACCCGCTCATGCCCTGGCGGGTCCTTGAATACGTCGGCGATGTGCTTCGCGAAGTAGTAACCGATTCCCACCGTGTCAACGAGTCCGCGGCCTAACCGAAAGCGCCGGTATCGCGGGTCGATCATCAACCCGGTCAGGTCTCTCGCGACGGCGCCGCGGGCATCGCCAATGTATGATTTCTGGAGAATGATGTAATCGAACACCATCGCGCACAACGCCGTGTGATCGTCACCGGGTCCAGCCACGTCTAGCCCCCATCGAATCTCCGCGCGGTCTGGCAGTTTGTCCAGCTCTTCGGGTTCGTACGGCAGCGCCGCACGCTCAATCCACGCCAGAGGAAACACCGCGTTGGTTGCTTGCTCGGGGAATTCCCCGAATACACGCGCCCGGACCTTGGGATGCTCGCGGCCCCACTTCTGAATGAAGTCGTGAGCCCACCGTCGCCGCGTCAGGTACTTGATGCTGTACGTGTCGAGCTCGGCATCCGGCATCGACATCAGCCCGTCGTACGAGATGCCTTCGAAGTTTGGGCTGTCGAACGCGCTGATCGTGATGCCCTTGACCCGCTTGCGCTCGCGGTGAAAGCAGTTGTGGAACTCTCCGCTCGGCACGGTTGGATTGCCGAGCCGCAATAGCGACACATCGCCGCCGGCCATGATGCCTTCGATGGCGTCCCAGATTTCCTCTTCAATGCCTGGCGATTCGTCGGTGATGATCAGCACGTTGTCACCGTGGAAGCCCTGGACGTTTACGCCGCGTGTCGAGCTGACACCGATGGCGTAGCGATCTCGCGAAAGGCTGAGTTTTGCTGTATCGACATCGGGAAATCGGATCTCGCTCTCGCGCGCGGCGATGGCGATTTCATTCCAGAACGTCTTTACTTGTCGCATCGTGGGGCTGATCTGTACCACGATGCCGCGGTCGTAGCGCATCAGCCACCACAGCGCTAAGCCGGCCGCGTCGTAGGTTTTGCCGCTGGCGTGGCAACCCTTCACCGCGACATTGCCATGAGTGGCGACCGCCCGGCAGATTTCTTTTTGCTTGCTCCACAGTTGACGCTTGAGAAACGCGGCCTGGAACTTCACAGGGTCCGCAATGAGATCGAAGGGGATTCGGTTACTGAGCGCCGCTGCCACGCTTTACTATCTCATCGATTACCGATACTGGGATGGCGCCTCCGCCTGGGCCGCCGAGTTCGCCCTTCCACTTGTCACCGAACACCGTTGGGTTCCGGCACTTCAGCAGAAACATCAGGAGTTGGTCTGAGAATTCCGTCATCATCACAAGCTGGCCGCCGATGCTCACCGGCTTCGCTGTGCCGTGGTAGGCCCTCCGCACAGCTTCATCTTCGAGCAGCCCATTCACCTGATCTCGCGCCTCGTTGAACGCCTGGGAGTAATCGGGGTGATCCTTCAGCCAGCGGTAATGACACGCCCGGTCCACCCCAACCGATGCACACGCGAGGTCCACCCTGCCGGTGCGCCTAAACTCCTGAATCACACGCGCGCGCGTATGTGGCGTGTGCCGCACTTTTGGAGTGTGGGTGGGCTCGTCTGGCATCCTGGTTTCAGTCTACCTGAGTGGGTCGCCGGTCTCCCGACGCTCGACCACGACGGGTTCCCTCAGCGGTATCTCGGGTTGCGCCGCGTCAGGTTGTTTGGTGTATTTGTAGCATCCGCACATCGTGCAGCCTTTTTCGTTATCGCCAGCCGTGTGATGCTTGCGAAAGTGCCCACACGTGCAAACATCCCCTGCCTTCGCTCGTGGCTTCGCTGGTTCATCGCCGTTGCGCTCGTCGATTGCGCGGTCCCACTCGTGAATCTGCCCGCGTGCAAATGCGCGTTGCTCCGGCGTTGTGGTTTCACTGAGGTACCACCGGCGAAAGTCTTCAGGTGGAAAGTCAACCGGGCGTCCAACCGGCCTAGCCATTTTCGATCACCGCCTCTGGCACATCAGCCAACTTATTTCCTGTCGCTTTCGCCCAGTCGCGCATTCCCGCAGCGTGCTTGCGAACCATCGTTGTGACTCGCGGGTCGGCGCCTGGCTGAGCTGCGTATAGGTCGGCCCAATACATCGCCACTCGATAAGCAAGTGGGTCTTGGCCGCGCAACAGAAAAACTGGTTCATCTGTTGGGATGAGTGCAGCTGCGTCCTGAATTCGTTTTGTGTAATCGCTTCTAGCGTGTATCATGCCGAAGTGTACCACCATTCAGCGCAATTGCGCTAGTGTCTTGTGGTTCTAGTACTGCGACTTGCGCCGGGTCGGTGGATTTGTGGTATTCTGTAGTTGCGTTGTGACGCAAGCGCAGCGCCCCGTCTTGCAACGGGATTTCACCGCGCGGGTTGATGTGGTGTTGCCTGGAAACCCACCACACAGCCCGCCGGTATATTGAGGTTTCCAGGAATGACTACGCGCCAAGCGTTAGTAGATCGTCGCCTTTCTATTGCCGCCCGCTGCCTACTCGCCTATCTCATCGACGGCGCGGCCCCGGCAACACGAGCCGCTTCCGACCTCGGAATCTCTGAGCGCCAAGTGTGGCGTTTACGCCGGGAGATTCGAGAACTCTACCCTGACGCCCACGTCACCGCCTCCACCGTCACCCTGACACCGGCGTCAGGGTCCCTATATAAGGAACGCGCGCCCGCGCCTGTCAGTCATCAGAATGAAAAGACTAAGAATCTCTCTGATGATGAGAAAAACTCCGGAACGCAACCGAAGCCCACTCCAGAAACTCCCGAAGCGCAGTTCCGGAGTCGCATCGCCCGGCGCCATCCCGGTACCGATGTGGAGCACTGTCTACGGTCGGTGAAACGGTACCTCGGTTCTATAGAGCTGAGCGAGTTTCTGGCGTACGATGAACAGAGAACCATGAGCCCGCATCTGCTACGCAATCCAACCGGGCACTACGTCGAGCTCTCCAAGTCCCTGGCGAAGGGCGCCCGAGACCGTCTACTACTTTTGGGGCTTGAGACCGTGATTCGTAAACCGATGGAGGTTGCGCGGTGCATTTGCGCAGGCGGCCGGACCGCGGCGGGATACTGCGGGTGTTCAATGGGCCGCGATCTCGCGCGTGTCGAAGGGAGACGTGGTGCTACCGCCGCCCGTTGAACGCGAGTGCATCGAATGCGGTGAGCCGGTCGCGCCCGGTAGAATTCTATGCCCGCCGTGCGTAGCGACAATCGATTTTGGTCTCCAACCCCGCCTACATCTCGTAACCCATCCAATTCTTGGCGTTGTCTCGTGGCGTTCCATCGTTCTCGAATCTGGCGCACGTGGCCGGGTGTGTCGATGGTGCTTCAAGCCAGCACCTGCAGGACGGTTTAGCCGGTGTGGTTCGCCAGAATGCGCGGAGATGATTTGGCGGGCGTCATCTTGGGCGCGATGCCGTACTATCGTGCTCAGAGAAGAGAAGACTTGCCGACTGTGTGATGAGCGATCTTGCGAGGTGGACCACATTGTTCCGGTTTCACTCGGAGGAACAGGCGACCGCGAGAATTTGCGCGGCCTTTGCACTGCGTGCCACAAGGCGGAAACGTCGCGCCTGCGAAGAGAGCGGCAAT